CTGTAGTAGGGTCTAGTATTACTCGTACTGCTGCTACCAGTTCTGAATTAGGAGCTCCTGATTCAGAAACTGTGAGAAATGGTACAGTTCCAATTACTGTTCCATGGAATGATTTTGGACCATCATCGGTTGTGTTTACATTAACTGCTGTAGGTAGTGGTGGCACAGCTACTGCAAGTCCACAAACAACGATTATTGATATCGATCAACAACCTGATAACTTTATTATAGATGAAACTGAAGGTGTGTTTAAAGATCAGCAACCTGTTTATACTCCTGAGACAGAAATTTTGTCGGAAATGTATCTAATTAATGATATCGACATTCCTGTGGAAATCAAAGCAAACTATCCAATCAAAGTTGACATCAACAAGAATGATGATTGGGAAGACGTAAGACAGATCTAGGGTCAATAAATAATAGAACTGGGATCATAACTAAAAGGAATGACATATTCGTTTGCACCTAACGATGAACCACTTTACGTATCAGAAGGTGATTACGTACAGTTTAGATTTAAGGCACCTAACCAGTGGGACTTTACTAGAACAGTAACTGTTACTATTGGTGAGCTGGTTCAGTATTGGTTGATTACCACAATTCCAGAGGATTTTACACCAGATCCTTTCCCATTTAATAATGTGCTTGAAGCAGATACAGATACATTATATACTTACGCTGATGGTACTCGTCCTGGTGAAAGTATTATTACAGTATCGGGACTAACACCAACAACACAAGCACCTGTTAGTGTTGGATCTAACCTTGGAGGTGATATTAATAACTATGCCATGCGTATCGATTATGACGGAGATGGAACATGGGATACTGGATGGATTCAGAGTGGTGGTTCAATTGTTGTAGAGAATGGTGCAAAAATACAGGTAAGGTTGAGAAGTTCTACATTTGCCGCACAACCTGCACGATTAACGCTAGTTATTGGAACTAGTTCGGAACAGTGGCTAGTTCAAACTGATACACTTCCTAGAAATGAACCAGAACCATTCCCTGATTTTGAGGATCTAACTGATCAACCAGCAAATACTCTTTGCTACACTACTGAGATTATTAGAATTCAAGGATTAAATACAACCGCCGCTATAACATTAACAAATGGTGGTGAGTTTGCAAAGTCTTCTACTAATGCTACATCTGTAGATGATAATGGATTTGCTGTATTGAATAATGCTACATGGTCATCTAGTGGAACAGTATCTAATGGTGATTATATTCAACTTAGAATTACCAGTTCTAGTGGTGGTAATAGCACAGTTTCTACAGGTCTTACTATTGGTGATACTGTCAATGGAGATGTTTGGAATGTTCAAACTGGAAATAATCCATCGACAAGTCCAAATGTTTTCTCTTTTCCTACTGTATTTGACGCACTAGAAGATACTTTAGTTGCGTCTGCTCAACGTCCTGCAGATGGTATTAGTGGTTTAGGAACATCTGTTCCAGTTGAATTAGTTTCAACAACATCATCTGAAGTTAAGATTAAAATTAATGATGGATCTATTGGTGTATTCCCAGCAACTGTTAACAATGATGATAAAATCACATTGTATGCTAGATCATCAGCGACATATGGTGCTTTTGTTGAAACTGTTATTCGAGTTGGAACTAGAACTATTTCAGCATGGGAAGTTGAGACAAATGATGGACCAGATACTGATGCTATCTTTACACCGCCAGCAAATAAAACTAATCAAATTCCGAGTTCTTTTGTGTCCAGTGCTCCTGTAACTATTACTGGTATCAACAGACCTATCACTATCGAAAGAACTAGTGGTTATGATGCATTAATTTCTATTGATGGTGATACGCCAGTTACAGGTCCAAGAACATTTGATCCTGCACAAAATACATCATTCTCTCTCGTAGTTCAAGCAGCAGATCAACTTAATACACCAGAAAGTACAACAGTCTCGGTTGGTACAGGAACAGCAAATAATCCTTTTACCTGGACAGTTAGAACATATGTAACTGTACCGCCACCATCAACAAACTTAGGTGTGTGGTATAGTAAGAAGACTGAGAAGTTTGATGGTTATCCTATTGGCACAGTTCTTCCTATCTTGAAAGAAGGAGTTGCTAATTATGGAGATTTAGACGGCGGTCTTGGTGATAGATATCCTGGATTTATTGAATGTGATGGTAGATCTCTTAATGCAGCACAGTATTGGGGATTATTTAATGTACTTGAGAATACTTATGGTGGTAATGGGAGTTATGATGAGGTAAGTAAAACATATAGTGGAAGCTTTAACCTACCAGATTATAGAAATAGAAGATTGTGCGGTGTTGGTATTGTAGATAGTAGCAGAGGAAACTCTGCTGCTCTAGAGATTAGCACATCTGGATCTGGTATTAATGATCCTGGTGCTGAGGGTGGTTATTGGTATTTTGATAAGATTGGTGCTCGTGGTCAGCAACCACTAGAACAGGTACAGGGACCAACTACTTCTTTAGGAAGTTTGGATAGTGATTACTTCTCTCTTGGCACAGTAAGACTTACTGGACTTGAAACTCTTGTAGAGTCTCTTCAATTTGAGATTAGTCCAATTGGATATGTTGAAGGTAGAATTCGTGCAATGAGTGATATTACAGTTGCTCCACCACAACACAATCATGCATATATTTCTGCTGTTATTGAATCTAATGCTGGTGATCCGTTAATTAGATGGGGACAACCAGCTGGTAGATCTATGATGGGTACTAATGCATCTCCTGGACCCGAAGAGGTTGGTGCGAGAGATGAAGGTGGTGGTACAAGTGAAACCATTCGTGCTACCTGGAACGCATGGTTGAGTGGTCTGCGTGATTTTGTAACAGAATTGACAGCATATTATGGTGCAGACTTTAGTATGGAAAGCTTTGTTAATCAGTTCCCAACACAATATCCTTATAACCAAGAAGGTGGTGAATTGTTAGGACCACCAACTGATTTCGGTCCAGAAAGTGATGACTTTGTATATACAATTGATTTCTTAACATGGTGGATTAGTCCTGCATCTGCTCTGAATAGTGCTATTTTGCAAAACAGAGGTATTACACCTGATACTGGTACAAACAGATGGCACGCTGGTGTAATTGATACACAACCTTCTACATTTAGAATTGATGGTTATTTAAACACTGCAAGTGGCAATGAAACAAGGACACATAGACACTTAATGACAGAGAATTCTGTTGGTAATCCAAATCAAGATTTTACTGGTGGTAATTTGGATGGATCTGGAAGTAATTCATCACCATTTGGATCTGGTCTAGGTGGTGGTGTTGATGGATCATTGTTGACATTTAAATTGTATTGGGCTCAGAAATATGTTAATGAAGATGGAACTAAAGCTCCAGGTGGTGGCGATAGCACATCAGGTGGTCTTTACTTCCCAGCAACAACAGGAGATTGGTCATATAGACAAGCTGGTTCTTCCTTCTGGTCTTCTGCAACAGATGAAGAAACTAGAGATGAGGACATGACTGGAGGAAGTGGAAGTGGTATGCGTTTAAGAATTACGTACCAAGCATGGCCAACGCCATCTGGTACTAGTGCTAATGATACTAGACTACGTATCGATAGAATTTTAGCAGCGGGTAGTGGTTATCAAGCAGGTGATCAACTTTCTGCAGATTGGTGGGATGATCAGGATGGAACTGCTAATAGAATTATTGAAATTGCTGCAGTTGCAGATGCTGGTTCTGGTGGTGCTGCTGATCAAATCGATGTTAGATTTACACAAAGCGATATCTTTATGGATATGACTGAGGGTGAAGTTAAGTTTTCCAGCAGTTTCAAACGTCCAGTTCCTGATGTTGAAATGAGACCACAACGTCAAGTTCCAATTATCAATCCTTTCCACAAGACTAAATATGTTATCAAAGCCTATTGATTATGACGCAACAGACTACAGGACTTCCAGATTATAGACCTCTTGAATTGATGCTAAATGACGTAATTACAGATGTAGAATTTGATGATTTTATAGGAATTTGGCATAATTTTATGCCACCTCACTTGTGTAAAAGAATTATTGAATATGCAGATACTGTGTATGAATCGGGGTGTAGATATGATGGTTCTTCATCATTGAGTGATCAAGAAGAAATTGTCGTTGATTCATCTACGTGGTATAAAGGAGATCTCAACAGAAAAGACTTTGCATTCTTATTGAATTATGCAAATAGAGAAATAGTTTCGCAGGTTAATTCTGTGTTGAAGTCTTGTGCTACTCACTATGTTCACAACTATCAAGCACTTAAAAACTCATCGATGGTCTCTACTGACATCAAAGTTCAGAAAACACCTCCTGGTGGTGGATATCATTTGTGGCATCATGAAAATGCTGACATCGCACATGCAAACAGAGATCTTGTGTGGATGATTTACTTAAATGATATGCCAGACGGTGAAGCAGAGACTGAGTTTTTATATCAACGTAGAAGAATTAAACCAACTGCAGGAACTGTAGTTCTTTGGCCTGCTGGTTTTACCCATACACATAAAGGAAACACGGTGCTTACTCAGGATAAATATATACTGACAGGATGGTACATCAAAGCTAGATAGACTCATGCAACCAAGACAACTCTTATTAGAAATTGACTTCAAGAACAATGTTCTAATAGCGTGGCCTCAAGATGCTACCTATTATGCAGGTAATAGAGGCAGGAAAACACCATTTAATGAAGTTCTTAAAGAACGTTTGTTGACAGATGTTGTACCAGATTTTTGGCACACAGCGACTGACGAACTAGACTTCTTTCAGATTTATGATGATGGAACTTATTTCTGTCAGAGAAATAAAACACAGTATGATTTCAAAACAGAAAGCACATATAAGAGAACATATGCTTTTGATGGTGCAACATACGAACAAGCATTAGAATTAAATGGGATCTTTGAAAACTTCTTTGCTGTAGCAAGTGAAGTAAAGAGTGCTGAGTTAGAAATGGTCGTCGATGAAATCGACGTTGAAGTTACATTCTGGGAACAGAGATGGTTCAAACAGAAGAGAATGAAGCAGGAAATGCTATCTCATTCTGATTGGCGTGTTCTTCCTGATGTTGAGGAAGATTATGAAGGTGAGAAAGATAGATGGATTGCATGGAGACGTTGGATCCGTAATAATGGATTGATTAGTCCAACAGACGAACAATTCAATGGTTCTGGATTGGCATACTTTAAGTATACATATAATTTCTTGTGGCCCATTGATCCAAAATACTATAGAAACATGTATCCTAATGACATGCTAGAAGATGGTGTTACACCTGCTCCAGCATTCTTAGATCCAGATGATCCTAATCAATGGAAGAAGCATGATATGGAGGCATCTAGCGACTTCATGACCAATAGAGAACTAAACATGTTCAATGTTGCAAATAGACATAAACTAACAGATAGAAAGATTACTAATGCTGTCAAGAATATGATGAATATTTTGAAAGTAGAAGATATCGTCCCCATCAATTGGGATTCTTATTACACTAGTGAAGAACAACTTGACGAATGATATATGAAATTGATTTGTTAGATGATGATGAACTCAAATACGTCAATAACTATTTTAATCATCTAACCTTTAAGGATGGGAAAATTAGCAATAGAACAGCAGATAAAGAATGCTTAACGGCATTTGATGGAGCAGGGTATCTGGAAATTAATACATATTGTTCAAAGATCATCTATGATAAGATGACTTTGCCATACTATGTAAAGAGAGTATCGCAAATATACTACTCAAAGTATGAGGTTGGTGGTCGCTATGAAGATCACTACGATCATGCTCTTTGTGGTGGTGTAGAGACTGACTATAGCATGACATGTTTTCTTAATGATGAATATGAAGGCGGTGAATTGGTTATAACAATAGGAAATTTCGAGACAAAGATAAAATTAAAACCAGGGAAGGCAGTAATATATCCATCAAATTTATTACATAGAGTTAATGAGGTAACTTCTGGTAGACGTGATGTATTCTGTTGTTGGATACAATCTGCTATTAAAGATACTTTTATGAGGAACCATATCGTAGATTATGGTGTATACTTGAATAGTGTTCGTGGTTTAATAGACCCTAACGTACACTCTAGGTTAATAAGATTCAGAACTAATTTAGTTAAACAGTATGGCAACCTTCAGTAAGCATGACGTTAAAAGATATCCTGACTTGTTTTCAAAAAGTGAGAAGTCTGTTATTAATTCACGATTAAGTCAAGCAGCGTGGAGTTATGGTCATGGATCACACCCAGTTGGTGATCCTAATAGGAAAGGATCGTTTTGGATGATGGATTTGCGAAGTGATCCATTCTTTACTGAATATCTTCTAAATATCATTGAGGAAACTACCGAACAAAAGTATGAATTAAACTCTGTCTACTGCAATGGTCATACATTTGGCACGTCTGGTGATTTTCACAAAGACTGGGATGATGAGACTGGCAGAACATTTTTATATTATGTAAATGATTCTTGGAAACAAGACTGGAATGGTAAGACAGTATTTAAGTTTAATGACAAATATCATTACTCTGAGTTTATTCCCAATTCAGGAATATTATTCCCAGGAGTGATTCCTCACAAAGCAGAGGGAACATCTAGATCATTCCTAGACTTACGTAAAACAATTGCTTGGAAGCTCGTACTAAAATGAACACACCTTACGACGTATTTTATTTTGATAACTTTATCGAGAACTATGCTCTCGCAAAGGGCAAACCTGTTGTGATGTTTAGGTCATATGGTTGGAACAACAGCAGTGATGTTGATGCTATCAATGCTTCTTATGAAACATATAAAACTATCCTTCCTGCTGATTTGTGGAATGCACTGAAACAGTCAGAGTATGTGTTTATGGAAGTTGAGGATCTTGATGATACACAGAGATTCTTGGAATATAATTTTCCTGAAAGTCAAGCAAAAACTACAACCCCAGAGAATTATATCTTCTATTCGTTATGCAATGCTGAAGGTCAAACTATTTTAGATAACGCATAATGTTTTCCGAAAAACTAACAGTATTTGAGAAGTACAGTCTCAATACACAACAAAAAATCTCTACGATTGAACTCATGCCAAGGAGGTTCACCTCTTTGACAGATTCAAAGTATCTACCTGAGTTAAATCCTGCTTTGATTGAGAAGTTCAACAAGTTTTACGATTTTCATCAAGGATATACTACCGATCCAGCATATGAGTTCGATAAAGTATTAGAAATTGAATACAATGATGATGGAGTCATTGAATATCAGTGTTTATATCCTATCAGATATAACACACTTGGTCCTATTTGGAATAAGTTTCTGAATGCCATTGATTGTCAAGAGTTGAGAGATTGTAGTGATGACATTCAAAGACTGACTGCTAACAAGAAGAAAGATCAGACAATTCTCACAGCATTATATTATAAACCAGACGGCACATGCAATGGTATTGAGGTATCTGATACTCACTACAATCAGAAAGAGTATACAGATAACGATACATTCTTTAGATTGTGTGCATTTCCTCTAGCAAGACCTGACATTGTTCATGGACATATTAGATTTTATCCAGAGTCTGAAGATGTGGTCTATACGTTAGAATTGAGACCACGAAAAGCATTTAATAGTTCAAAGGGTTATATTGAGTACGTAGAGAGAAGAAACTATACTGCATTGATGTACCTTGACATGCTATCTCGTGATGATGGGATGCATCTGCTGACATCAGAACAGGCAGACTACATCAGATCGATCTGTACGGGCAATACGTGGTACAATTTAGAATTTGTCCTAACCAGAGATTGTCAGATTAAAGATATTAATGTATTGCTCTGCACCCACCATGAGTTTGAGGACTTGACATCATCCTGACACCTGTGCTAGGGTAGCGAAGCACCAGTGGTGATCCATGCTCGAATTTTGTTATGAACTCAATTATGAGGACCTTGACTTCACAGACGCAGAGACTCGCAAACTTTATCGTATTGGAAGGGGAGAGCAAGGAGTGCTACTGGTACGCCCTTACACTAACGATATTTGCGCTCATTGGAGATTTGTAGATGAAGCTGCTGCTCGCAACTCTTCTGCTGAGATATACTCAATGTTCCTTGGATTTAAAGCCAAAGGAGACTTCATTGGTATGGACATGGCGAGGAAATTCCTGGAGATGGGTTTTACGAGAGCCCGTAGGTATGCTAATCATTCCAGTGGACGGAAGTACGATGAAGTTTCTGGTGCCGTCAGACCCCAGGAGAAAGATTGGCGAACCAATGAAAAGTCCAAAGCTGCTGCCGTATTTAAAAAGGTTAGAGACTTGGCTGCCTATGATCAAACCTACAAACAAATGAGACATGAATGGAGAGCTAATGAAAGTACCTACGCAAGCAGAGTTGACGCACTTGCAACTACAAGCAATGTTAAGAGAAAATTCGTTTCCCGAAGACGAACTAAAGTATCTGGGTGAACGTGATGGTGAGCATTATTATCTCATTGCTGGTGAGCATGAGGTGCCTGTGTCAGCGATCGAAGAACTAGATCAGGTTGACACTGAATAGTAAAGAAAGTATGAGGATATACAGATATCCTGACAAAACAATCTAAAAT